CTACACGGGTCAATATCTCTTTGACGTATTTTGTTTCAAACATCATATGATGACATATTCCAGATATATTTCTATCATATCGTTTCAACCCTATTCCAAGCTTTTTCATATGCGCGAAGTATGGTCTATGGTATTGGAAACCACAAATCCCGGTTACATCTCGGTAACCTGTGTTATACAAGCACTTGGCATTTTCTATAAAGGTAGTTGGTTTTAAAAAATATGTGTCTGCATCAATTACTAACCATCTATCGAGAATATTTGGAATGCAAATACCGGCGTATAGTTTTAGTAATTGTTGTAAGTACCACCCACCGCGACATTCATGACCTCTTTCTTTGGCTGTTTCTGACAGTATGTATCTATTTTGACAGTCAGCCAATCCGAATGGAAAAATATTTTCATTTACTGTAGTACAATTATCAATTCTCAAATTTTCAATCGGAGTAACCAAATAAATGTTTCTGTAACCTACAATGTTATTTTTAGTATATTCTATTTGCGCGTGGATACTCTCCGAATCTTTCGGACCTACACAAATTACTATGTCAAATTTTCTATTATTTTCACTCATTAATATCTGTAGCATCAAGCTGCTGGTATTTAGGGTTGTATGTAGATATACCGCATAACATTGCCATACATGCCGGTAATATAGCTACATAGCTACCAGTTGTTACATATACAATAGAGACATACATGTTAATAAAAACACATACAGTGAGTATACGTCCTTTGAAATTAAGATTTTTCCATGGGAGCATCAGGTATCCAATCTTTCAAGGTGTCTGTGTCAGGGTCATATCTAACAATATCCGGGTCGTATTGTTTCATCTGTTCAATGTACCGGTAATACGGTTTGAGTCGGTTTATCACTGTCTGTGGATCCGGGTCATATTCATGCTTTATCTGCATCTCTATATCACATATAGTCCCGTCGTTGTTGTAATATACTTCTCGGATGTACAACCCGTCAGGTGTTTTCACTGGTCTCAATCCCCAATTGTTCATTCGTTATTGTATAATTTTTTCTCGAAAAAGTCAACCCACATGTCTCCGGCCATGTCATGTAATGCATGTGTCAACAACTTGACACTAGGGTACGTGTTCAATACTCTACGTGACATGATAATCTCTCCGGAATCTAATTCATCAGTCGCTCTATGTATCACACACCCGACATATTGTGGTATGTTCAACGCGGTGAATACACGTTCTTGCGGGTCTTTGCCTTTGAGCTCCGGGTATTGTGTTATGAGACCGGGGTGCAGGTTGTATATATCATACTCTTCGCATACAGAACCAGGAATGATTCTCATCCAGCCGTGCAAGGTTATGATCGGTTCTTTATCAGCAAATAATAGTTGATAGTCTTGATCGTCTGGTTTGGGTCGTGTTCTTGTGCAATGATTCAAGTCTCGGTGCACCACACCCATTTTGTTTGTTATCACCCGGTCGGGACCGAACCCGAGCTTATTAGTAATGTTTGCTATCTCTGAACCAGTGTGACTGAACAACGCGATCCATTCTCTACCATCTATCATTTAATTATTTATCTTCGCAGTATCTTCTTGAACATTTTCAAATTGTATTCAAGTATCTCTTGCTGAGTGTCATCTAGATTAGCTTCTAACATATCAGCTAGTTTCTGACTAGGTTTCTCATTCAACCCAAAATCATCATTATATTTCAAATTGAACATAGCAGCCACAACCGGGTTAGATGTGTCACAGCTTCTTATGTTGTGTATGTTGTTGTCCACGTAGTAACTGAATTCTCGTGCCAGGCTACACCCTAACAAGTGTACCGGTTTGCTCCAGTTCCATCTGTTCTCATTTATCAGATCTTGGATGAATTTACGACGACCGTTCATGTAACGTTCCAGTTTGGTGTTACCAATACCAGTAGACAGATAATACGAATAATCAAAACTTATGGCTACCACATCTGCATACTCAGCCATGAAACTGTAACATCTAACTAGATCATCATACGTTTTACCTTGCACCACACCCATCTTGATACCGGGGAGATCCTGATACTCTCCAGTGAATGTGTAAAATTGTTTGATCGTGTCTTTGCTCTCCTCAAGAGTGTCAGGTACAATGTACAAACTAGGTTCCAGCTTCTCTATCCATTTGGTGTATTCTGCACCGTCAAAACTCTTTCCTAGTTCAAATATGCTGTTGTCCAGGTACACACATTTGTCGTGTATATCCTTGGCTGTCTTGAAAAAGTTAAAATATTCTGGGTACTGTTCAAATAAATGTACCAGTGCATAACAATAATCATTGTACTGTAATGACTGCTCTAATAAACTCAACGGACTCTCATGGGAAACTTCAATCTTCATATTCATATATTATAGATAATAAATAGTGCCATATCAAGCTTGAAAAATAAATACTTTCATACATAATTGTAGATATGATGTACAACTTTTCACCACGAGCGAATGATTTGCTAGCGAAAACGCAGCTGTATGCTGGTAAGTACGATCACGGTCAAATCACCACTTTACACGTGTTGATGGCCACAATATGTACGGAAGATAGCTTGGCACATGAACTACTGGTCATGCAGGGTGTCAATATAAAAACATTAACTGATCGCTTACATTACCATCTTGATAATCAAGTGATTAGGGCTAAGGATACAGATATTAAAATACCCATGAGCGATGAAGTAGAACGTGTGCTCAGACTGGCTAAAAATATTAGCACCAAGATGAATCACTCGTTCATCGGTACCGAGCACTTGATGTTGGGTATTGTGTGTCATACAGAGTGTCAAGCATTTTCATTTCTTTACGACAACGGAGTGGACTTACCTGGGTTGGCCCAAGCTTTCAGAGAGTATCTGAACCCTCAACAAGACACTCAAAACGAAGAACAAGCTGCATCCACCGGTGGTAGTGAACAGATGATGAAACCTGGAGAGGCGCTGGATCAGTTTGCAGTGAACATGACCGTACAAGCCAGCGACGGGGTGTTAGACCCTGTTGTTGGTAGAGAGCGTGAGATTGAACGAGTGATGCAAGTGTTGTGTAGAAGACAAAAGAATAATCCAGTACTTGTAGGAGAACCTGGTGTGGGTAAAACAGCTGTTGTTGAAGGTTTGTGCAACATGATCGCTTCAGGGACATCTCCATTGCAACTCAAAAACAAGCAAATTTACAATTTAGATTTGTCTCTGATGGTCGCGGGAACCAAATATCGTGGTCAGTTTGAAGAGCGGATGAAACAAGTGATGGATGATTTGATGCAATTGAAAGACGCAATTGTGTTTATTGATGAGATTCATATGCTAGTGGGCGCTGGTAATGCAGATGGGGCCATGGATGCAGCCAACATATTGAAACCAGCATTGAGCAGAGGTGGTTTGTGCTGTATTGGTACTACAACATTTGATGAGTATCGTGAATTTATAGAATCTGACGGGGCGTTGGAGCGTAGGTTTCAAAAAATTGTAGTGGATGAACCGGATTATGAAATGACTTTCGATATATTAACTGGTTTGAAACACAAATACGAAGAGTTTCATAACGTCATATATACAGAAGAAGCTGTACAACTAGCGGTTGATTTGAGTGGTAGGTACATAACAGACAGATTCTTTCCGGATAAAGCGATTGATGTATTAGATGAATGCGCGGCACGGTTGAGGCTCAAGCACGGTACAGTGCCTTCTAGAGTTGTCAAACTAGAAGGTAAAATACAAGACTGTGCAGATCTGGCGATGGAACATTTGACAAATGATGATTTTATAGCGGCAGCTACATTTCGAGGTGCTGAGAAAAAGTTTAAGTCTCAACGAGCCAAGGCGGTCAAGTCAAGTTTGAATAAACAAAAAACTTTGGAAATAACAGAGCAGCATATTCGATCAACGGTCAGCAGCTGGTGTGGTGTTCCGTTGGAGCATTTGAAGAAGAGTGAGTCTAAAAAATTGGTAGGTCTAGAACGTAATCTTAAAAAATATATTCTAGGTCAAGACCAAGCAGTTGAAGTAATTTCAGACAGTATCATTCGGAGCAGAATGGATGTATCAGACCCGGAGAGACCGGTGGGATCATTTTTGTTGATGGGTCCAACAGGTGTTGGTAAAACTTATCTAGCTAAACAACTTGCTAAATTTGTTTATGGTGATGAAACTAACATGATCCGGGTGGATATGAGTGAGTTAATGGAAGCACATTCCGTGAGCAAGTTGATTGGTAGTCCTCCTGGTTATGTAGGTTACGGTGAAGGTGGGCAATTGACTGAAAGTGTCAGACAAGAACCATACAGTGTTGTGCTGTTTGATGAGATTGAAAAAGCACATCCGGATGTGATGCAGTTGCTATTACAACTTTTAGATGAAGGTCAATTGACAGATAGCCGGGGAGTGAGTATCAATTTTAGAAATTGTGTGATATTGTTAACCACAAATATCGGCGCCGATCGCATGCAGCATAATCATGTTGTGGGGTTCGGTAGTACTGATGAACAAAACCTGGACAACATTAAAAAGCAGCTGCAGAGCCACTTGAGACCTGAGTTTATCAATAGATTGGATGAGATAGTCATGTTCAACAGTCTCAATCAGGAGACGTGTAAACGTATATTGAATAACGAATTGAAAAAATTTACTGATCGGATGGAGTTACAACAAGTCAAATTGAGCATATCCACTCAAGTCAAGAACCTTTTACTAGAGCAAGGGTTTGATAAAAAATATGGAGCCCGGCCATTGAGAAGAATTATTCAATCTAAAGTGCAAACACCACTAGCTAAATTCTTGTTAGAACATGGACGACCGGTCGTAATTTCAGCTCTGGTTGATCAAGACTCTGTTAAAATTGAACACAAAAAAGCACCAGTCGGTTAAGACTGGTGCTAAATTATTCAGAGCGTGTATATCATTTCAACGCTCTAGGTTGTTACCTGTAGCTTACAGATGACCCGAGGACAAACCGCCCTTGAGACCGCCAACTAACACCAAGTGGTAGTAGAGCTCAGCACCGAAAATGTTGTCTACGACACCATAACGGGTAAGCAATCCAACACGAGGACTGAAATCATTGGGCCCGATGGTACGTTGTACCATTACGGGAATGTATGGGCAGTATATGATACCTGTGTCGTAAAACTCAGGACCTTTGTAACCCAACAGGGCATACTCGACCTGCTCACGTAAGCCTTGCTCACGTTGTGCTTCGGTGCGAGTGTCACGATAAACGTTGAACCTTCCGCCGAGGTTACCTACTTTAGCAACGCCAACAGGTTGTGTGTTGACGGAACCATTGACAGGCATCCATGTAAACTCAGGAAGCATCTCGAGGATCGCGCAAACAGCGGGGCTAGCAACAATAAAGTTTGCTGCACCACGGCGGTTGCGAATTGCGATACGATTTGCTTCAACAATGAGTTTTGCGTAAAGGTCACGATTACGTTCTGCCATCCAACGACCATCAGCTGATTCAGCAAACCATGCACTGTATCCTGTGCCTAATCCACCCTGAATTGCGGTTTGGATCATACGAACGATCATTTCACGATCGATCTCGGCTTGAAGTTCATAACTCATCGCGTTGGTGAGTTCAGTATCAACGTCGATACCGTTCATGTTCTTCAAGTCTTGTTCCAGTTCCACACTCCAGTTGGCAGCAAGTCTACGTGTACCAGCTTCTACTGCTGTCTTTTCAAAGCTAACCTCGATCGTTGGAATCTTGGATCCCAATTCGAAGTCACCTAGAAGAGCAGCAACACCACTATCAGCACCAATCTGGCTAAACCCGACTGTACCAGCTCCGGTTAATCCAAATGCACCAGAAGTGGTCGCATCGACCGCTCCAGAAAATGCAGCTTGAGATTTACCAGTAAAACGGGTATCAAGATATTGATAACCGAGCTCGCCATCTACAGCGTTACCAGGAAGGCCACCAGCAGTGTTAACGGAACTATGAGCTTCTGTGTAAGGTTTGATTGCTCCAGCAGCTTGAGTAAGGATACCATCCTTACCATTACCGTTGGTCTCACCTAAGAAGTCTTGTCCGTATTTGTAGCGCAAAGCAAAAGCGAGTCCAACAGGACCGCTCATGGGCTGAACACCTACTAATTCGTTAGTCAACAACTCTGGGAATGTACGACGAATCATCGGAATGAGGATTTTGGGTAAACGGGCATCACCACCAGCATAGTGATCACTTCCACCGGGGAACGCCCCGCCTTGTTGACCATTGCCTTGATTGGTTCCACCGAATACTCCGCCACCAGCACTCACATTTGCTTCATTTACACACCAAGACTCTTGGTTTTCCAAAAGCATGGCTGTGTTGAGCCGTGTGTGATCATCTTCGATAGGTGCAACGTTTGCTGAATTGTAATCCAATACAGGACCCCATTTTTCAAGCAAAACCTTAGCACGACTTTCATCGATATAAGCTTGAGTTGGTTTAATTATTTTTGACATATTGTGTTTTCTCCTTGACCTTGTTACTCAGGTATCGCTACCTCATACTTATAAATTAATATTTACCAAGTTCCCCCATGTAAGTGTTGAACATTGGATCAGAACTTGTCTCATCCAGATTGCTAGCACTCTCGGTTACAACTTGTTTAGGCTGTTCTCTTTTCTCTACAACGATATCAACATTCTTTTGTTGAGTGGCTCGTTGTTCCCGGGCCTGATCACGTAATTTCAAACGTGCTTGGTCGTCTTCTTTTTCAAACAACTTTACTGTATAATCAAAATTTTCTGCGATGAACTCAGCACTTTTTCCATTGAGCACTCGTTTGACGTATTCTTTCTTACGTTCCGGAAGACCATGGCTCTTGCGCTCTAAGATGAGTTCTGCTTGGGCGCGGTCGAGATTCTCTCTTAACGATTTAGCTTCAGATGCGGTTTTTTGTGCAAGTGCGGTGCTTTCGTCAATACGACGTTTACCGTCTTTTATAGCACCGGCGACCTTTTTCTTAGCAAGCATTTCATCAACTGCGAGAACTTCACGTAGTTCTTCTAAAACTTGAGTGGCGCGCTTGTTGTTGACCGCTTCAGTTATATGTTCGAGAGGAAGTGCCTTCTCTACATACAATTCTAAATAGTTACTAATGTTGTCTACTAGACTTTCCTTGAGAGTACCGGCTTCTTCATTTAATGCAGATTGGTACTTTTTGACAATATGTGTAAGTTTTTGAGCATGGTTGGTGTCTATAGCTTCAACTAATTTCTCTAATTTGACACAATGATCACCATCAATTGCTTCTAACAAACGTTCGAGTTTGGATGCATATGTATCATCTTGCTCTACTAGGGCTTTTTCGACGTGAAGATCTACACGCTCTTGTACGGCTGCGTCAAAAGCTTCTTGTATATGTCCTAGGCTCTCTTCGCTGAGAATATCCTTGGTGACCTCTTTCAACATTTCTTGGAATTTTTTATTTTCAGAACTCATGATTAAAATAGTGGTTTTTTAGCGACTAGAGCAATACGTTGTTTGATTTTGCTATGTAAAACCTTTTTCAGACTGTTGTTAGCCTTGGAGAAATCACGTTCATTCAGTTGTTTAATGAAGTTTAGGATAGGTTTTCTTTCAGAATTTGTATTTTTCATTTTAGCGCTACTAATTATTTAGTCTAACACACGGTTAATTTTGTTTAGAAATGAACATATTTGTTCTTTTAAGTAAACATCTAGGTCTTTTCTAGGTAAATTTTTTATACCGGACTCGAAATTGTCGTATGTTTCACTGAAACTTCCGTCTTGTGATAGTACATATTGTTTGCTTTCCAATATACCGTTAACAAACGCTTTTGGGAAACTAGGGTCAGCTACACAATCAACAGCCACTAATCTCATCTCTTTGACATAGTTGGCATCGTCTTTCTCTTCCAACTGACCTAATGCTCTGCTGCTCATGCCAAGTTTCACACCGTCCATGATCAGACTTTTCATGATGTTACCTACAGGCGTGCTCAACACTTGTGATTTACCATAAAACACGTTACCATTTTGTTTTAGCTCTGTTACCATATGACAAGCCTTTTCTGGATTCACTTCTGCACTTGTGGGGTGATTCAACTCACCTAGCGCTCTTTTTTGGTTGATCATCTCTTCCGTGTAGCGAGCGACTTCTTTGCACATCTCATCACCTTCGTATATTCTACCGTTCCGGTTTTTTTCTCCAAACTGCATGTAAGGGCCACTCACGAACAATTTAGGTTCAGATTTGTCGTTCTTCTCCTCTAAAATGTATTCAAATTCATGAAGATCCGGTTTTTCTACTAATAGTTTAAATGCCATGGTAATAGTATTTATGCCACGGGTTAAGAAAACTACTGTCTTTTACTACTGGGAATTGCGTAGAAACCTATCACCATGAACATTAAATCTACAAAACTAGCTAGCATAAGACCACCGGTAAGTTCAAATGTGACCCATTTTGTTTCGCCTAGGAACCAGCTCAAGATACCTCCACTGGATTCTGCAGGTTTTATAACCGTGTATGATATGTCTGGATTCAGTGCATAAAATATCATCAAATAACAGTATGTAGCGGTCAATGCCATGAACAGCATGCGTCTCGTGGTCTTGACAAATGGGTCACTCCTGGTTTCTTTTTGACTATCCGCGATCATTTGCATGATCTTGTCGTCTCTGGCGGCCATCAACTGTCGATCAACCATGCGCTGTTCTATCCATGCATTTATCAGATTAGCGCCGAGTTTGATACCAGCTCCCAAAATCGTGTTTAAAACACTACCGAACATGTAATTATTTAGTCCAGTTGAATAATTTTGATATGAAACTTCTAATATACTCTATTAACAAACCTATATACATCAAAACTAATGGGAAAAAACATAGTACTAGCACAACTGCGCCCAGCATAACAGATACTGTGTTTGTTTGACCGTATTGTAATGGTTTGAATGGTGGTTTGTTTTGTACCAGTGGTGTTAGTTGATGTATTTGCGGTTTTTCTGGTGTTAATGGTACTACCACTTGAACTTGTGAGTTGTCAATCTCTGGGGTTTTTATTTTCTTGACTAATTTTGTTACAGAACACGAAGCGAATGTTAAAACTATAACTGTTAATAATATATACTTCATATTGTTATTTAGCTCGTTTGTTAAACAATTCACGTTCAGTAACTATCAAGAAATCATAACCGTGTTTTTTACACCAAGTTTTAGCTGCAGTCCATTTGCTAACATTTTTAGCGTATGTGTATTGTTCGTACAGTATTGTGCTCTTTTTTTTGTTACCATGTGGTTTAGGTGGTTGTGTTTGAGCATACGGTTTTATTTCTACTAGGTATTTACGTAACTGACCGTTCTGTTTCATGGTCAATGTATTATCCACTATGTATCTTCGAAGTTTACCATTTTTACCTATAGCGTATGGTATCACAACATTTTCACTGTTCCACTCGACAACATGAGGGTTCGAATCACACCACCGAAAGAACTTCAACTCCCAACTGCTACGGTATTTAGGGTAACGTTTACCTTTATACTTGTTGTTCAAAGGCTTGTATACACCTTGTTTGAACCTCTCGTCTCTATGAAACATTATCCAACAAAGAACATTGGAGGTGCAGCGTCTCCAAGACCTGGGGCTCCTTCGTACATTTGTTTTTCTAGTTCGTCCTTTTCTTCTTTACCTTCTCTCAGCAAAGCGTCACCATTACTATTGACGGTACCACCACCAATGAGTGGTACGTTAGAAAATTTGCTTCTGGTACGACCCACTTGTAATTTCGTCAAAGCTAATGCGTATTTGTACACCCACAACTCTTTGACCAGGTCTTTGACAGGTAACTCTACATAACATGCTATCACTCCGTAATATTTGTTACGAGGTTCAGGTATCAACCGCATGTACTGTGTCCGGAAATCCCAATGTATAGACGGTTTAGTAACTAGCAATTTTTCGCGTAGTTCTAACCATTCTTTCACCGCGTACCAGCTGACCAAATCAAATCCGTAATTGCCCATGGCGTAACTGAAATATGTTTGTTGTGCTAATGACTGCTCTAATGTGAATAAAGTATTGACACCAGTGTGTGTACCTTGAGTGAAGCTCCATATATCTATAACTTTCCTATAATCATTAATATCATAATCGTACATTTTGTTGTACAAACATTCAGATATCTCTTCTTCTGCTGCGGTGGTTGGTACCTGTTCTGTTGTGTTACTCGTTACACACACGGTTTGAGTACCGGTTTCAGTTGTTGGTTCAATTTTGACCGACGTTATACATGTCACTTCAGTACCATCCTCTCCTTCGAGTGTAACAGTACCAGTGGTTGTTTTTGTCGTGGTGGTTGTGTCTGTATCAATCGTGGGTAGGTCTACAACCGGGGTGGGGGGAGTAGTTGTAGTTCCTGTTAGTGCTTGTAATTGTTCATCTGTCAACGATGTTACAGGTGTGCATGTTGTTGTCGACTCGATCGATTCATATGGTACTTGCAATACATCTGAAGTTATAGTAGTAGATGTTATTGTCTGAAACTGTGTTGGTCCTGGTGGGTATATATCATAAGGGTCTAATGAATATACATTACCGTCTTCTGCCGTGAACGGACCGGTGTATGTACTAGTTGCAGATACACCTGTTGTACCGGTTGTTGATGATGTAAAGTTGTAGTTTGTAGATTCTGTTAATATTGGTGCTAAACTACCACCTGTATAAACTGGTTGAGAAGATGTGAGTGTTGTTGTACCTGTAACGATTCTGTTGTCCATACCTGTTACAACCGCGGTCAATGTTTGGCATACCGGTTCCTGTTGTGCTATCAGGTCGGCTATACGTTGTCTCAACGACTGTCTCATCATATCTGCTGTCAATATAGCGGACCAGTCACCGACATAATCATATTCTTGTGTAGTGGATGTGTCTTGTATTTGGTTGTCTGATGTAGTAGACCCAGTGTTTGTATTGTTAAAAGATGCAGCTATTATACTTGCCAAATTTCCAGCGTAAGGGTCTGTGTTTGTAGATGTTGTGTCTACCTTATTTTCTGTGCATATTATCTCTGTACTTGACAGCGCGGGTCCATCAGTCGAGGTGACCACCGCAGTACACGTGACTTTGTAACCAGTTACTGTTTCTGTTTCTGTAACTGGATCTTCCGGAGGGCAAGTCGTAGCCAATTTACGCTTGGTTGTATCATAACACTGTCTCATGTCCGGTGTTATTGTGAACAGTTTGTCCATCCGGACACCTTTGCCAGGTTCATACAAATCACTATTGAACACCAAATACTCTTCTGTATATCCGGCATATTTTGCGAAGAATTCACAAGCTATACTAATATTGTCAAAAATTGCGTTAGGGTGCACTTCGACATTGGTCATGGGATAACCCATAGCATATGCTATACGAGTGGCTAATGTCTCGTAACTATCACACCTGGGGCTTAGAGCGGTGCTATAAAATGAACTAAGTGGTTTTACATCTTCACCCGTTAAAGCCGCGCTACCGGCACCGGTTTGATAGTTTGATGATGAAGATGATGTGTTGAATGATGAAGAGTCTAGAGTTCCTGCCATATAGTTATTTATGCCGCAGGCGGGGTGTCCTCAGGTGGAGCTGCATCAACTGGTGCATCTGCTGCTGGTTCCATACCAGTTTCCGCCGGGCCCCCGAATGCTGGTGGGGGTGCTCCTAAACCTCCACCGGTGTCCATTGGAGCTGCTCCCGGGGCATCACCACCAGCTGCAGGGTCTGCTGCTTGTGCTTCTAATTGTTCTCTCCAGTTAGGGCCTCCGCTTTCAATCTGCGCTAATTCCCATGCAAGTTCCTTATCTTTCCGTAAAAATTCTCTATTGGCTTTCACTTCACTGTCGCTCCATTTGAGGTATTTTTTCTGTGCAAATATGTTACTAACACCTTCGTTTTGAGTCATTTGACTGAAGTTGTTGTACTGTAATTCAAATATCTGCTGTTGACGTAGTTCGTGATAGTTTCTAGGTGGGTTGAACACGAACCGGAAGTCTTTTTCTTTCAAATCCAAATCGCTCCAGGTACCTCTCATTCTCAAATGGGTTATGAAACCGTCTTTCAACCCAGAGGCAAAATTTTGTTGTAATCGGATGACAAATCTAGCAAATTTGAGTTCTTCTCGCAGCACTTGACTCGGGTCTTCTACAGTGGATTCTGGGTTCAAGCGATTCACCGGTACTTTGAGTGACTTGTACAATTTTTTCATGAAGTATAACAAGTCATCTAGCTCCCCTAGGTTGGCTCCGCCTTCTAAGTTACTAACCTGCGTACCCTCACTGCCTTGTCGTTTAGCAAACCAAAAACTATCAAGCATCGACTGAGGGTTGAAGGTTTGTGTGTTACCATCACCTGAGCTTGACGCATCATGTGTTTTCCTAGACCAATAGTTTTGAATCAGTTTACGTAAATAAGCTTCAGCCTTGGGTGGGGGCATGTTTCCAACATCTACATTGAATACTAACCGTTCAGGGGCTCTTACTAGTCTATATATAATGATAGCATCTTCCATCAACAACAATTGCCTGTAAGCTCTACGACAATTTTCTACAAATGGTAGTCTTAATGATTTGTCCTGGTTCCAGATACCGCTGTTGATATAAGTCATTTGGTTTTTATCCAAGGGTATGAACTCATACTTGTCTAAACCACCGGTTTGTGGGTTCAACACTGGCTTCTTAAGAATGAATCCTTTGACTATTGTATTTTGAATGTTATCATACACCGGGTCCATTAACTCAGTCGGAACATTCATTATGCCTAATATACCAGCATCTTTATAATCCTCATGTATAACATGTTCAAAAAATATCTCACCATCCACTAGTATGTTTCTGAAATGTTCCCAGCCCTTTTCTTCTAATTCGAACTGCTCTATAAACTTGTCAAATTCGTGATTGATAGAGTCTTTTTCATTAGAGCTTAGATCCCTAGCATCATCATATTCGATTTTGATTATCTGACCGTTGTCATCTTCTACTACACATTCATCACATATCTCATCTAGTGCGTCAGCGACTTCGGCATAAGCCCCCATGGTCCGGTAGTCTCGTATTCTTTTACCCTTATCGACATCAATATTAGCATACATGTAATCCAGGTATTTTTTGTCGATGTTGAAACCACCCATGGGTACATCCTCTCCAGCTTTGACAGTACTAATAGCATGTTTTTGAATAAGTTCAGTTCTTCTGGTACCTGTCTTGAAAAAGTGTTTGTATTTAGGGTTGAGTTCATCCACATTTTCAATAGTATTATTATTTGAAGTATATGGTAGTTTGGATTGAACATACGACATCAGTTGTCGTCCGAAAGTGCTGTCGTTACCTGTTGCCATTGTGTATATTTATGTTAAAAGGTTGTTGTTATCAAGTTACAATTGTATTCAAGTACCTGTCTGTTGTAGGGCTTCCATCTAATAATGTTGTACCATCTGCTTCATTACGGCCTTGTACATATATGTCACCGGTTGGCTGTTCCCGGACATAATAAAACCCTGTGTACGGTTTACCGTCTATGTCATTATATTCAGTCCCATATGTATGAAAATATGGTTCAATAGGTACATCCAGACTGGGAAGAGGCCATGTTGTCAAGTGTTTAGTCTCTAACATTTTCATGATGTCTTTTTGTATGGTGTAAAGTTGTTGAAAACACCTGTTCAGCACTGCGGAAGAAAAGTATTCATTTATACCTACATACATGTTTCGTTGCTCTGTGTCTGTGATTATCAGACTGTTGTAATCTTGTTGATCTAAGTAGTTTCTCCCGGCGAAAAACAATTGACCGCGCGGGGTGTAGTCCGCGGCTAATCTATAGTTTATTTTTTCTATGAATTGTAAATGGTTACTGACAAGCTTCACCATCAATTTGTTGTATACAAAATCGCTATTATACTCTTTAAATGATAATGATGTTGTGTTACTCAATTCATATATAGAGTAGTTTTGGTCACTTAGATTCGATCGAGTGTTTACCTTTTCTTTGAAAGATAATATATATTTTTCCCCTAAGTCTTCGTCCGTGGCTATTGCAGTACCATCGTTGGCTACATCGACAAAATCAGTATATAAATATATTTGATCATACGTATAGGACCGGTCCTTGTCAATAATATATACTAACTCTCCTTCGTCGTTTTGAAATTGACGTGTGACAACTTCCACTTCCTGTGAAACACTCATAAATTTCAATGCAGCGCGACATGCAATATTATGTTCTTCGAGATCGGATGCAGAAACACCAATGTTATGGTCTAACAAGCTGAACACTCCAATGTCAAAATCTCTAGATTTGAAACGTTTGATCACCCGACGGTTAGTCAGTATGTAATATATGTTTGGTTCATTGAGACTAAACTCTAAAGATATGAATGTTTCTTTCGTGGTGTCACCAGGTTGCCCAACCTTGTAGTATCTCAAATCTAAATCTGATTGAGTCAATGATGTTCCCTGATTTGATGTGTCCTTGCTTATCATGAGAGTAGCAACGGTTTTATAGTCATTGTCTAATATCGTCAAAAAACCTCCGGGAGTTAATACATATATCTGATCAGTAAATTTATCATAATGTATGTCAGAAACACCCGTGTATTTCTTGGTGGTTCCAGTTGCTCCGCGGAAGACGATGTTCCGTTTTGCTCTTTTAAATAAAAAGTTGTTGTTTTTATCGTATATTTTAAATGTGTAGTCGTGTTCATCATACACAATCAACTGATCATCTGGAGTTGTAGTGAATGCGACAGGGTTGATTATATCCGATGTGTTTGTCGCGTTGTTAACATCCCCGAGCATGTTTTCAAGCACTAACTTGTTATTCTTAATACTGTTTTGAGAATCAGAGGTCAAGTAACCGGATATATCGTATCGATATATCACAGATCGTTGACTACTACTAGACACATTAGAGACACCTAGTCGCGGTAAACCTCTATCAAAAACATACAATTTCTTACTATCACTAGATTTAATTTTTTGTATATTGTTAAACGTTAAGGTGTTGTTTGCTGATGGGAATGGTTCTACAGATTTGTAGTTGTCTAATACGACCCAGCCTTGAGAACCAGAGATTTCTCCATCCGGGGTGAACTTAGGAGCAGACTGATTAATAGGGGTGTTTGACATTTTCACTACAGTTATTGCTTGCTGGCTTCCTAGGAAACCTAGGTGAAAATTTTCGCGACCTGAGTCGGCATATTCTGTAGCCACAGCTGTGTTATCTCTCACCCAAGTACCGGTGATCAAACTATTCAAGTGTTCTCCTTTCATTGTTCCAGAAATTGAAGGAGCATTAGTGGATATTTGTATAGTACCACCAAGATTGTACCCGGTCAGAGGTACAGGTGTGTCTGATGATTTGAACACTGGAGCACCAGGGGAATCACCATTATGGGTGTAAAATCCCATGTAGTTTCCTGGTAATATGTTGGATATTAGTATAGCTCTTGAATTTAAATAAGCGAAATTTTCGTTAAAACCGTTAATTATGTTGAATATACTGGCACTTGTTGCTAGTTCGTTGGGGTTCAAATGTAAAACATCCCACTTCTTAGGTAAATCTAGCTTGTCTATCACTGTACGGTCGAGCAATATGTCATAATTAGCAATCAGCTGAGATGTTGTTGTGAACCCATCACCAATTTCCGGGTTGGCATATATTGCCTCAACACCTTCTATTGTTGAAGGTGGGTATATGTATCTTTGCTGAGCCATTGTATATATTTATACAATTTTTCTTTTATAGAGGCTTGTTTTTAACCCTGCGGTTTTTGGATTAATTTTTGTTTGAATGAATCCTCTATCGCCTTTATCGTGTCAGTTGGTGGTTTTTCCAATACATTTGTAGATTGTTCGGTTTGTTGTGTGTATTCCGACAGACTCATCTCTTTTACTTTGTTAGACTCTGGTGAGAAGGCCATTTCCATCAATTTCATCTCCAGTTCGATCACTCGAGCACGTAACTGACGATGTTCTTCTGCTAGAGCGTCAGGCGCTACAGAGTTCGATTTGGTTTGTGACAGTTTATCTTGTAGCACCAGCAGATCTGATTCGTTTATAGCCTCTCGCTCCTGGCCAGGCTGTGTGTTGCTGGTGCTGTAGTAGTCTATTAGTTCTGTGGTGTCTTCGCCAAGCTCGTCCCAGCCGATCAGATAGTTTTTCACCCGGTCAATATATTCGTTTTGGTAAGGTACTCCTCTAGGTCTGGTGAAACGGTGGTTCCATTTCAACCAAGGTAACACCACGGATTTGTGACCAGCTTTTCTGTACTTTTTGTGTATGTACCCTTCTTCACCACCAAAACCTCTGAACTTTTTGTTGAATCCTAACCAGTTCGACTTGACACAACTGAATAAGCCTAGGCCCATGATTTCAATCTCATACTCTTTGTTTGATTTCAACCGATCCGGGTTGATCAACCATTTACCGTACATGTTGTAGTCCCATTCTGGTGACATCTCAGTAGCAAATATATTACCATCGTCTCCTAGCAATGGACCATGTATCAAATTTTTACAATCCGGTTGTTTATCATAATATTTTATTAATTTTTTGATTGCACCTGGTACAATCTGTACATGACTGTCAACAACAAGCACATATGGTGTCTTTGCATACTGGAATATGTAGTCTCTACTGGCTGTACCGGGCCATGACACGTTTTTCACATACAATCCGTTGTTACCGTGTTTGTTTTTTAATTTGCTGATCAGTTGCTCACAAGCTTTACCGTGAGAGCTTTCCGGGTTGCCATCAATAACAACAAAATTTATATCGTCTACACACTCAGAGTGATACATTAGTATGCTCTGAATGGTGAACCACACACCATCATAATCGTCATAACATGACATGCCTATTGTTAACTTCATATACTATATATATGGTTATTTTACTTAATATGCAATGTTATATTAACTGTAACAACACTCGTTAGTTAATCTTAATCCGGAATCAGCTGTACCTACATACATGTATCTAAACTCCGGTATGTCTATTTGACATGTAACAGAACCAACACCAGTTCCACCAGTACCAGGTTTAACTACAATAGTATATGCTTTACCGCACACAAGGTCAGCAAAATTTACAATATTTGTTAAAGGACCGGTTGGTGGAGGAGTGTTCAGCTCCTCCCGGATGGCTTGGTCAACAGCTTGTGCTGCATCACTAGTGTTGAGACCGTATCTAAACATAAAAAATTGCCGGATCTCTTCTATAACTTTCATATCATACAACCCAAAGTCTTTACCATCATCCCGAACTTGTTGTACAAACTGTAACTGGTCGCGGAAGTTTCCCTTCCCATTGTCCCATTGTAATAAAGTACCGTCTGCGTATCTACCTGTGTTCAAATCTATATTTTGACATGGCGCGTCACTATTACTAGCATCCGGGGTACCGTCTTCTTTACACACCCCGTACCACCCTACGTAATATTGCACCTCGTCTTGTAATTGTACCAATCTCATTACACTTCTCTCAATTCTACGAAAAATGGTCCATTTTCGTCGAGCTGCCCTCTAAAACATATACCGCTTGGGGATACGTATGTTACATAGTTACCGTTTACATTGTCTGACCATGGTCTAATCATTGTTATTCTACCAACCGGACCGGCGAATCCTTGTACTAAAGTTGTTCCATCAGCTTCTACTTCTTGACCAGTACTATTGATCAGTACACATGACCAACCAAGCCCGGAACCTCGAGGGGTTGCCGTCTGATTTATTCCACCGTAGCATACCTTACCTGTGCCTTGTATATCAACTGTGTATGTAAATGTACCTGTCTGCGTATATTGATATGTGCCCGGAGCAAAACCTGTTGTTGATAACCCAGCTAATGGTGTTTGATCGGCACCGGTACCTGTTGTTTTTATCGCGTAATCCATACCGTCACAACAATCGACCGATGGTTGTGTAGTGGTAGTTGCTGGTTCACAGCTGTATGTTACATCAAGATAACAATCTGGGTTAAAAAAGTTTTCAAATCTGATGCTTATGTTGTTACCATCCCAATACTGACCATAATCCGGGTGACCAGGACCACCAGCGAAGATCTCCAGATTTGTATCTCTTATATCATTAGCTGTGATAGGTCCGTTGTTAATGTATACAACTTCACTCAATGAATTCAGTTTTGTCCACCGGATTTTGTATGAAGCCGGGGTTCCGATAACGTTTCGGATTATAATGTTACAGTTTTCGCAGGACATAGCACTCTAGTGATTATTTATTCACAAATTTCAGTTTTAAAGCGGTTCATATTGATTAACCGCAACTAAGTTCTCCTTCTACCTCTGTTATCTCACAACATACAAGCTCTCCATCAACACCTGCGATGTTACAACACACCAACTCCCCTTCAACATCTATTATTGAACAAGTACATGAATACACTTTCTCTATACAACAACCGCATGCTTCATACAGTATTTGTACATAACCAAATTCATCTTGGTGTTCCTTTACATCTATATACACCGGTCCATTTTGCAAGTTGGCCACCGGCACGGTGGTGATCAGCTGACCCGTGTATTTGTTGAACACTTCCAACAATGTTGCACCGTCTCCTGGCGCATCCACTTCTAATAGTTCCAGTGTAACATCATCATCCACACATCTCAACAACGCGGTCACGTCTTCCAATGTGCAACTCCCTTTGAACGACACGCTGGCATCACCAGGTTTGTCCAGTATCAATACAGGCTTGGGTACGTATGGTACTGGTTCACTTGCAGCCGGTATACCTTCTGGTTCTGAATCGGTTAAGAAATATCCAGGTACACATCTGTACGGGAACACATCCTCGGTACCCTCTGGTGGCGTGGCTCTGATGTTGGTCAACATCATGTTGAAGTATTCAGCTGTTTCCAAACCTGAAATCTGTAGCTCTACACCGTCTATCGTGATACCACCACCAGCCAATGTACCGATTATGATGTCGGTCGACATGGCATTTTCAGGGAAGAACGCCACACTAGTGTTCACAGATTCATCATAATCTTCTCCGGGTTGTGCACTGTCAGTAACACCCTCTGGGTGGTAATCCACAAGCAGAGCTCCTTTGTACGTACTACGACTGTCCCTAATTATTCTGATGCTTGTTGTTTTTCCTTCCACAACATACACTGGATTCACCTGCCACTTCAAAAACACCACTTCCGGTTCAACAGGACATGTTGTGGTTGTGGTTGTGGTTGTGGTTGTGGTTGTGGTACTTTGAGTCGTAGTTGTAGTTGTAGTTGTAGTGGTTGTAGTAGTAGTAGTTGTGGTTGTAGTAGTAGTAGTTGTGGTAGTTGTAGTAGTGAATGCATGACCGGTCAAAGCGGCTGGTACAGTTATGTCATTGAACGCGTTGCTACGTATGGTCCAGTTGACGGTTTTAGGTATTACAGCTTCATATGGTACCGGGTATGCGATTTCATCTGCTATATCTTCTAAGTAACGCGCTTCTGTTGGTCGGAAAGCCGCATTTATTGTTCTAGATTCTTGAGGTAACAACACAAATGGGTATGTCACTCCATCCGGAGTGATTTCCGCATCGTCTTCATATTCAATATCGAATATCTTGACCGGGCAGCTACCGTTGTTGCTTATTGTTATTGGTTGTACTGTTTTTTCACCAACCAATGTCGGGTCAAATTCAACTGGGTCATCACTAGCAAATCCAGCTCCATCCACAACCAAATACCCGGACTTTGCGGTTCCAGTTAACTCTATTTTGATCTCTGGGTTGTTCACACTGTCGTTTTCAATGATGATGCTATCCTGATATGTTACAGAAAAATTTTGGCCTTGTGATTGCGCTGAATCAATCAAGTCAGGTGGGGAGAAATAAACATAAATGGATTTTGAATTTAAACAGCCACTGTCTACCGGGGAGTATACACCTTCTAATTGAATACCATCCATATAAAAAGGTGTGTTAGGGTTAGTAACAGATAAAACTCGAAGCGGGTAACTACCTGTGTTGTTTATTGTGAATTGGTCACGAACAGCTGCGGGGAAACCTTCAGCTTCATATGTACCAAACCTGGTCTGACCGTAAAAAACTGTCTCTGCTAAAAATGACTCACTAGTTGTTACCACTTCAGTACCGTCGGGTTTGACATTATCGTACGGTGCTCTAGATACACATATATTGAATACTATCTGCCCAAACAGTGCGTCTCCTAGTTCAATTGTACTGGTGTACTGTCTCTCTCCAAACAATGTCATAGGGACTATAAAATTGTTTGTTTGATCCTCTAATAATAGCAATGCCTTGCCTCGTTTACCGGACAGATTTGTAAATGTTCTTACATCCACAATGTCTAAATCATTGACATAATCATGTACGGATGGTTGTGCAACTCGTACACTCACCTGATGCACGACTTTGTTAAGGTCTTTATCTATAGTTGTTAAACCTGGGAATACAGTTGTTTCGTACTGGTATTTATCTGGAAAGAACCGACCGGTGATTATTGAATCAGCGGGATCTGTTAACAAATTGTTACTACCAGTAGTAAATTCGGGTTCATATCGTACTTCACTACTCGCTGGTTGTGTTGTAGTACCACATTGTTGAGTGTAGTCAAGATTGTATACCACCTTGATCAGCTCAGGCTGGGACTTTATGTTGAACTGTATTTCATGAGGTCCTTTGAGTACGATTTGTTCGTATGTCTGTGTGATAGTTTCACCGGTGGATGTTTGATTTTCATGTGTGATATCAAACTCTATTTTAGGTATGTTGAAAGGTGTCTTCATGTGTTGTTACCTGCTCCTGTTACCGTTATGTTCCGGATCACAGTCAATCCGGTGTTAGCTTCTGATGTATTACTTGTTAATGCCATTTTCAATCGATCAGGTGCTTGATACTCCTTGTAATAAGTGTTACCTCCGGAATCCCATGTTTCATAATCCCCGGGAGCAGGTGCGTAACTTTGAATCATGATCCAGTTACTAGATTTATAATTTACCCCGGAGGTCCATGGTGTTGCATTTAATGTATATGGCCATTGCTTGTCTGCTTTCCAATAAAATGGGGTACTATCAGGTGTTTCTGTTACAGAAGCTGTGTGGTCTCTTGTGCATCTGTATATTGTACCGTTGTAGCTTACTCGTGTGTCATCCTCTATATTGATAGTTGCTGATGATGTATGGTCTGCTAAACATTTGTATATTTTGTCGTTGTAAAAAACTTTACTAGCATCTGCAGCCGGGAGCAGTGACACATCTGATACCAATTCAAACTCTGGTTCATGTGGATGTTTCAAATATACTTTGATTCTCTTACCTAAATCGGTCAACACTACTTTACACCTGACAAATGGTAAATCTGTGTAGTCAGTATATTCTGATATGTCTGACCAAAAGTTATACTTGCTTGAATCAACATTCGTTGTTTCTTCAAATCTATTCACTGTGTCGTACTGCGCGAATACGGTTATGTTGTTTGGTGTTTTTGTATTACCACCTACATTACCAACAACGTCTAAAGCTACACATGCATGTCCAGTGTCTAAACCGGATAAAGCACTTTGAGTGTTTGTACCACGAGTTACATCATCTAAATATGTAAATGCTGGTCCTAACCCACCATCATCGAGTAGTTCATATTCCGGTTCTGAAGCTGCAGCATTTTTTAAATTTAAATCCTTAACACGTGCTTGGAAAAACACTACACTTAACCCGTTTGGTTTTGCAGTCGTGTCACCGTCTATAAATCCACATGTCATGAAGTCAAAACACATCACCATGTCTCTGTTTGTTTGCATGTTTTGAGGTTCTGTACCGTGTATAAACACACAACTGCTATTGGGTTGAGGGTCTGGGTTTTCAGTAGTTCGGTTCTCCAGACATCCCATGAACAACAAGTTTCTAACATCGTCATGCATGTATGTAAACTCACTTATTGATAGATATGTCAGACTAGGGTTTGTTTCATATATAAATGTTCTCTGTATGCTATCATTAGCCGGGTTCAGTGTATATATTATATAATTGTTTTTGTAGATACTTGGTTTGACTGCCTGTACCGTGTTATCATACATTAAAAAGTCGTTTTTTAATAAAAATATATTATCCGCGATGTCATAACCTAGTTGAGTCATTGTATATCTTTCCGAATCTTTGTTGTATGTTATTCTAGGTGTTTTTACTCGATCTATGTCTATTATATTGAATTTATTTATACTTGACAGGGAATATACAGATGTTTCATATATAATCTGATCATCCGTTAAGTCTTGATCCGGGTACGTGCGTCTCAAAACACCGGAATTCATGTTGTAGTCATATATTTCCGGGTAAATCATCTTGTCTGTAGTTGCAGATAGTTCCGGGTGGACGGTAGTTTTTACCACCATTAGACTTTGTTGAGATTTGTCATACCACCAATTACTTGTTTTTTCATACCGGTTTTTATGGTAGTCTTTTTTCAAAAACGAAAAATTATTATGACCGGTGCTTATTTTCCCGGTATCATAATCGTAGGATATTTTTTCAAATACTAAGTAATTACGCGTTTCAAAGACTATCGTATCATATATCACATCAATATCTAGCAACTCGTTAGTTATTTCTGTAGATATATCGGTTAATGTTATTTCCGAGTCTCTATATGTTACCTTACCCTGTACGTTGTATTTTTCGTATAAAGGTTTTACCAGAGGTGAATTTAAGGTTAATATACCTGTATATGTATTGTTCCTAATATATAATTCACCAGCTAACGATTGTTGTTCTGTCAGAGTTTTCTTTTTGTGGTGCTTGGGTACTATATTATTTTTATGTCTGCTAGCAGGTTTTAAGTGCTCTTCTGGTATGGTTATTAACTCGGTCTGATATAGAGTTGAATTTTTGTTAATAGGTAGTTGTTCAACTGGTTCAACCTTTGTTTTAATTAAAGTATATTCATTACCATATATATCAGATTTCCATTTATATAGTACCTTGTCTCCTCCTAGCAACTGATCGTATCGTGTGTCTATTGGTTGTGTGTAATTTTCTCCAAGTGGGTATATGTCCGGGTTTTTCCAGACATTGTCACTTTTTTGTTCCCAAAAGTCAAATTCATCTGTACTTCTATTGACACCGGTTTGTATCTTATACGTGTCAGATTTTGATTGATATGGGGTAAATCTGATGAGGTTTTTGTACTGTTTTTGTAGACCAAAATTATAATGTGTTGTTATTGCGTTTTTTTGCCAATTCACATTTTCATAATACTCTACTACTGTTTCAAACGGTCTATCAGCTCCAAAGAACCCGGTTGAGCCGGTGGATGGGTCTGGAAAAAAGTATGTTTTGTTTGTTTCAGTGGGTTTGAATTTATACTCGAAATCTAAAGTAGTGTATGTTAAAATACCCACATTGTTTGAGTTAAAATAACCTCCAATATATTC